TCTAGAGCCACTTAAGGCTATTCTTAATGCCATTGGCTGGGCAGCCGAGAAGCGGACAACCCTTGACAGTTTCTTCGTTTGATGCTAGAATGGATCTGCCAATCACGGAGAAGGAGCTGGAAATCATTTTGGAAGCAATCAGGCACAAGAATCCAGAACTCTACAACAAACTCTGGGTGTACAAACTACAAAACAATCACAAGTAACTATGGATTTTTTAAAAGACATTGTAAAAGAAATCGGTGGGGAATATACACAACTCGCATCCCAGATTGATGAATCTGAGACTTATGTTGATACCGGCTCTTACATCTTCAATGCCCTTGTAAGTGGTAGCATTTTTGGTGGGGTTTCTGGGAATAAGATTACTGCTATTGCAGGTGAATCCTCAACTGGCAAGTGTGCTCGTGGGACCGAAAAGATTACCATTTATGGTCCAGCAGCAGCACTTAAGAAAATCAAGACGAAGCTAAAACTCACCAGCACAGACCCCAAGTCACTTGAGCTAACTTATGAGCAGCTCTACGGACTTTATGGGAAGGGAGAGCACGAGGTTCCTTATGATGTAAAGGATGAAATCTATGTTGCTACTCCTAATGCCCAAACTCGCATCAATCAAGTGGTGACAAAGCATAACAATGAAGTTATGCGAGTTATCTTCACTGATGGTGATGTCTTTGAGTGCTCGGTCAACCATCTCTTTATGAGTCCTGATGGTTCTTCCGTAAGAGCTTCTGATGCCACTGTTGTCTCTAGTTCTTATGGAGATAAGACTGTGGCATCCACTGAGTACATTGGCACCGAGAGTGTTTATGATATCTCTATTGATGTATCTATCATCACAACACTTTTTTCAGCCTGGCAGTTGTTAAGAACTTCCTTGATACTTATCCAGATGGGTATTGTCTATATTTTGATACTGAAGCAGCAATCACCAAGTCACTCTTAGAAAGTCGTGGTGTTGATATTAATCGTACTGTGGTGGTTAATGTTGTTACTGTAGAAGAGTTTAGGACCAAAGCTCTTAAGGCTGTGGATATTTACTTGAAAGCAAAGGAGAAAGACCGTAAGCCGTGCATCTTTGTGCTAGACTCGTTGGGAATGCTCTCAACTAATAAAGAAATCAACGATGCTCTGGCGGAGAAGGATACTCGCGATATGACAAAAGCTCAGTTGATTAAGGGTGCATTCCGTATGTTGACCCTTAAGCTTGGTCAGGCTAAGATTCCTATGCTAGTGACAAACCACACTTATGAATCCATGAGTCTTTATGGTGGAAAGCAAATGAGCGGTGGGAGTGGGCTCCAATATTCGTCGTCAACTATTATCTACCTCTCAAAATCTAAGGAGAAGGATGGAACTGAGGTTGTTGGTAATATTATTCGCTGCAAGACTCAGAAATCTCGTTTGAGTAAGGAGAATCAGGAAGTACAAGTTCGTCTTTATTATGATGAGCGTGGTCTAGACCGATATTATGGTTTACTTGAACTTGGTGAACTTGGTGGATTGTGGAAAAAGTCTGCTGGACGCTATGAAATGGATGGCAAGAAAATCTATGGAAGCGACATTCTTAAGAATCCAGAGAAGTACTTTACGGCTGACGTAATGGAAAAGCTGGACGTTATTGCAAAGGGAACTTATAGTTACGGCGCCCCAGATGTAATCTTTACAGAGGAAAGCAACGAAGAAGAAACAGAAAATTGACATACTTCATTTAACCATAAACCATTGATAATATTTGATAATAAATGGAGAAGATTGAGTTTCTGATTCTACGGAATCTTTTATACAACGATGATTACACACGTAAGGTTCTACCCTTCATAAAAGACGAATACTTCCAGGACACAAATCAGAGAATCATTTATGATGAAGTCTCTAAGTTTGTTCAAGAGTATAATGAGTTGCCAACTAAAGAGATTCTGTGTATTGAGCTTGAGAAGAGAACCGACCTGAATGAAGAGACTTATAAAAAGACTCTAGGTGTCATCTCTTCTCTTGATGATGTTCCGGTTGATAACAAGTGGCTCATTGATACTACTGAAAAGTGGTGTAGAGACAGGGCGATTTATCTGGCTCTTATGGAGTCCATTCATATTGCCGATGGGAATAGCGATAGCAAGAACCGCGATGCTATTCCATCCATTCTCTCTGATGCCCTTGCGGTTAGCTTTGATAATCATATTGGTCACGACTACTTTGAGGATTATGAGGAACGGTTTGAGTCTTATAGGAGGGCTGAAGAGAAGCTACCATTTGACATTGAATACCTGAATAAGATTACTAAGGGTGGATTGCCACGGAAGACCCTCTCCATTTTTATGGCTGGAACTGGAGTCGGAAAAAGCCTATGTCTTTGTCATCTAGCGGCATCATATCTTCTACAGAACAAGAATGTTTTGTATATCACTATGGAGATGTCTGAAGAAAAAATTGCCGAGCGTATTGATGCCAATTTACTTGATGTGGATATAACGTCATTCAAGGAACTGCCGAAGTCGGTCTTTGATAATAAGGTCAATAACCTTATGAAGAAGACTCAAGGAACCCTTATTGTTAAAGAGTATCCAACTGCATCTGCTCATTGCGGACACTTTAAGGCTCTATTGAATGAGTTAAATCTTAAGAAGTCATTTGTTCCTGATGTTATTATGGTTGACTACATGAACATTTGTGCTTCTTCAAGGTATAAGTCTAATTCCAATGTGAACTCTTATTCTTATGTGAAGGCCATTGCGGAAGAGTTGCGTGGTTTGGCTGTTGAGTCTAATGTTCCTCTTATTACCGCAACCCAGACAAATCGTAGCGGAATGAACAGATACATCAGAATCTTTCGGAATTCCGATGTCGGCCGACATACTGCTAGCCCTTATAAGCACCGAAGAACTTGAAGAGCTTGGGCAGATTATGGTGAAACAACTTAAGAATAGATACAATGACCCGAATCTTCACCGCAGATTCGTAGTGGGCATTGACCGAGCCAAAATGCGTCTCTATGACGTAGAACAGAGTGCCCAGAACGAGGTACTTGACACCCGAGCCGAAACCAGCTATAATGGTGAAGGCAACACAAAACCATCACTGAAAGAAAAGTTTGGAGGATTTAAATTTGACTGACAAGATTGATTCTGATAAGTACATTGAGTTTGTAAAGCAAGTCACGAGCCCAGCTAGTTCTGATTTGGAGACCCTTATTGCACGGATGCGTAGTCTTGATGAGGAGGGGGTAAAGCTCACTCATTTGCTTACTGGTGCCATCGGGGCATCATCAGAACTAGGTGAGGCTGTTGAGATTATTAAGAAGAGCCTTTTCCAAGGTCGCCAGTTTACTGATGAGACCAAGCTATTGCTTCAGAAAGAGTTGGGTGATGCAATTTTTTATCTTGCTCAATTTTGCATTGCTCTTGGAGTAAACTTTGAGAACATTATGCAAATGAACTACGAAAAGTTATCAGCTCGTTATCCTGAAGGAACCTTTAGTGTTCATCGTTCTGAGAACCGGAAGGAAAACGACCTATAAATACTTAAGCCTACTTAGTGACGGCAATCACCGGTAGGATGGGAGGGGAAACCCTCCCTTTAACGTATAAATAAATGTGCCGTCACTAAGAATAATTATGGCAAAGCATAAGCCATCAAAAGAGGAACTGGAGTATCATTATTGCGTCTTAGGAAAGAAACAAAAGGATATAGCAAAACTATTTGGGTATAGTGACATATCTAGGCTATTAGATAGATATGGAATACCGAAACATAAACGAGGGGTCCATAATTTACTGACAACTGATGAAATAATAAATGTGAGTTTTACGATTATTCACAAGTAGAATATGTGAATCAGTCTACCAAAGTTAAGATAATCTGTCCATTACATGGTGAGTTTTATCAATATCCTGCAGACCATTGGAATGGTCATAGTGGTTGCCTACAATGTAAAGTCATAAAGACTAAGAAAACATGTTTAGAGAAATATGGAACGGATTGTGTATTTAAAAGTGATAAAGTTAAAGAAAAAATAAAAAGAACGTGTCTAGAAAAATATGGTGTAGAAAATCCTTCTCAATCATCAGAGATACATCAAAAGAAAATAGACACTTCCCTTAAGAACTATGGATGTGAGTACCCACTACAATCAAATAGAATAAAAGAAAAAATATTGAAGTCTAATCTGGAAAAATATGGTGTGTCTTGTGCTATGAAGATTCCAGAAATTGCACAAAAATCTCTAGAATCTCGCATAAAAAATGGTAGTTTTGGAAAGGCAAATCATAGCATTGAGTGTTTAAATTATATAAGAAACTACATTGGATC